ATAAACGGTACACAGATGCGTTCTTTTTTCCTGAATTTCGCCCCTAATACTGAAGGTCGGGTGATAGTTAAAAATAAGACCCGATAAATTCTCAGTGTATAACAGGTAGTGCAAATGAAATTTAGAATAATGCGCCCAAATATGGCAATAAGAAAGAAAAGAATACAACTTTCTCGTGAAGTAGTTCATGATTTGAAAGAAGTGAGTAAGTTGTCTTATGTCAAACAATGGGAATTTGCTGGTAATATTAAATACAAAAATTTTGAGTTTAGTAAACCAAAAATTGTCACATCAAAAAAACGAAACCGAGTCGAAGGTCCTGAAATTGATAGAGTTTGGTATTCCGAAATGTCATTTCATACACATCCGGGTATTGGTTACCATGATGAAGTTACATGTCAGAATACACCTGTATTCGCAACCCTTCCCAGTAATGCGGATTTCGAAGCATTTATAAAAGGGTTCCCTGAAATGCAAGTCAATATAATTTGTGATTCACACGGATACTACGTTATTAACATCCTTAAATCAGCGTACATGAGGGCATCACCTTTACCTGAGGCTTTACACGAATATATGAGGAATGTGCGTAGTAGACCATTCATGCGTATTTGTGTATTTTCAGATAATGGGATTGAATATTTTCAGACCACTATAAAAAATTGGAAAAGAGAAATTAACGAAAAAATTGATCCAGAGATGATGAAACTTTTTGGAGTATCAATTCGTTATTATGGATATGATGATGAACCACCGATTGTTACCGTCTATCGGGATATAGACGTAGCATAGAATCCTCTAATTCATCTACTTCATACCAAGCCCAATGACACTCAGATGAATCCTTATCAATTTTACACATCTCCTGTGCTTCTTTTATCGCTTCTGTGAAGCGTAAACGAAGTCTCAGATTCTCCTTGATTGGTCTCACCTCTACGATACTTGGTCGTTGGTACATAGATTCAAGGACATTCTTACGAGTCTTTGCTAGTTTTATTTTGTACAGACTATTTTCAGAAAAGGTAGCCACACACTTCATCTAATAGATGAAGGTATTAAAGTTTTAAGTTTATAATTAGATATAAGATGTCCTCTTATAACGTTGAACCCTGTACATTTATCTATCGTGTATCCTCTCTCGCGAAGGTCGTCGATGGTGATACTATTGACGTGAACATCGACCTCGGATTTGATGTTTGCACAAAGCAGCGTGTCCGTCTTCTAGGTATCGACACCCCCGAGTCTCGTACTTCCGATAAGGTAGAGAAGGTCTTTGGCCTTCTCTCGAAGAAGAAGCTCAAGGAATGGTGTCTAAAGGCGGTCGCATCTGAGAAGGATGACTTGGAAATCGAGCTCAGATGTCCAGAGGCGGATTCTAGGGGTAAGTTTGGACGTGTACTAGGAGAGGTTTGGGTTTCTGAAGATGGTGTATGGACTAATGTAAATAAGTGGCTAGTTGATGAGGGATACGCGGTTCCGTATGGTGCACAGAACAAATCCCTCGTTGAAGGACTTCACCTAGAAAATCGTAAGAAGCTCATCGAAAGAGGTGAAATCGAGGCCTAAGTTCGGGCTCAACTTCTTAAAAAATAATAAAAAAATGGGAGAAGTTACTATCACCGATACTACTAGGTCGTATTTTGAACGCCACTTATCTACGAAACAAAGGCGTATCCACTCATCTGCGGAAGAAGAGCGAGATTGGGCTCGTCAAAATACACGAGAATGCCGAGAATTTAAACTGGTCATGCCACGGTCACATTTCGGATACAATACATCGTCGAGTTGGCCCTTTGATCGTGATGGGTACCTCCTACGACGTCCCGAATGTAAGATGTGTAATAAAAAGTCTAACAAAACGAAAAAGTTAGCGGAGATGGATGCTAGGCGGAAGGGTATGCCGACCAAGGCACCCCCCGGGACCTCATGTGAATTATGTTTCAAGACCGACGGTATCGTTTTTGACCACTCTCATTCACTCTGTCGGTTTCGGGGATGGCTTTGTAACTCGTGTAACCGATCACTTGGTGTTATCGGTGATGAACCAGAAAAAATTATAAAAGCACTTGAATATTCATGTGGGGGGGACAAATTACGCTTCAAGAGAATTCTTGAAATGTACTTAAACAATTTGAGTGAATAGAAACCATGGAACTCTATCAAGGAGACTGTCTCATGGAGATGGATAAAATAGCTGATGATAGCGTTGATTTAATAATAACCGATTTACCATACGGAAGTACTAGATGTAAATGGGACACAATCATAGACATAGACGCCCTTTGGAAACAATATACCCGCATTATCAAGAAGCCACACGGAGTCGTTGCTCTCTTTGGACAGCAACCGTTTACATCTCGCCTCATTTCGAGTAATTATAAATGGTTCAAGTACAATATCATTTGGAAAAAGAATAAGACGACGCAATACCTATTAGCGAATTATCGTCCCATGAAATGTACAGAGGATGTAGCTATTTTTTCCCCGGGTGGTGCAGCGGCTGCCTCGAAAAAGAAAGGAAATATGACGTATAATCCACAAGGTCTCGTCCCCGTAAATATCAAAAAGAAAAACTCCGAGAAACGCATAGGTAAGATGTTGAATCAGAGTCATCATTTGGGGCCTAATAATAAACTGACGGGTAATTCGGAGTACAGTCAAAAGTTTACGAATTACCCCACAGAGTTTATAGAGTTTAATATAGAAAGTGATACCATTCATGAAACACAAAAACCTGTGAAACTTCTTGAATATCTCATTAAAACCTATTCACATGAAGGTGGTGTCGTACTCGATAGTACGATGGGATCTGGTACCGCGGGTGTCGCGTGTGTAAATACGAATCGAAAGTTTATAGGTATAGAGTTGGAACAAAAGTATTTCGATTTAGCCAAGAAACGAATCGAAGATGCCGTTGTTACCCGGTGCGAAAGTCTCGGCGAGCGGGTCACGCGAGGCTGGACCTCAATTATAAGGATGCTTATGAACCCATAAATTACAAACCCATTTTTCACCGGACTTTACAGGTTGTCCACCATGTAAAGCATCGGACGTGTCTAAACCATAATTATCTAACGTGTCAAAGAAAAGTGCATCACCCGCTCTGAGTTTGTATTTTTCTTTTATAGTTGGAAAAGATGTCTCACCCCCCTCGTACTCATCGTTGAGAGCTAGAATGAATGTGTGTACTCGTTTGTTTTTATCTTGATAAAAAACATCTTGATGTGGTTTATAGTGACCACCGGGTTTGTACCGTAAAACCTGAAGTTGTTCACAATTTTCGATAGGTCTATCTGTATGACTTACACATCGTTCTACAACACTTTTGACGATAGGATCTTCGGTACTGAGCCACGCCGTCTCACTCTTTCGAATTTTTTCGTCGACTTTCCTATCCTTGTCCACCGTTGATACTTCCAGTTTACTTTCCGCTTTCTGTTTGATATGGATACGCTCATTTTCACTTAAAAAGTTTTCTATGATGATAGGTTTGGGGTATGTTGGTAACATATAGACGACCAACACGATCAAGAACAATATAAGTATCATCTTATTGTAGTCATAGAATTAATTTTCTAGGAAATGCAGAATTATACCTTTTACGAATTACAGTGAATATTTCATCACTATAATCCACAAGTTTTTTTATGATTTCGATTATTTCATCGTGCTTTTCTTGGTCGAGTATATATTGTCTCAGAATATCACCACCCGTGTTGGATATCATTTCAAATATTTGTGAGATATCTCTTGACTTATCTAGAAACTTTTCTTGGCGTTGAATTATTATTTTGAAAAACTCTTCACTCATCTCGTTTAACATATAAGATATTCGAAGTTGTAGATTATCATGGGGTTCCAGATTCATAAACATTAAATCACGTTCACATTGGTATACAATTATAGCAAATGAGAGTATTGTATTCGATGCACCAACCGATCTAAGCTCTCTAAACGTCGGTGTGCCACCACACGGTATATCCCCATGTTCTCTAGATGACATCGTTTTCTTTTTGAACTCTATGAAATGTGGGTTATGTATTCGTCCAGTTTCTACCTGCCCGGTTCGCCAATCAAATGCGGTATGACAACTTGTACACCACATTTGTGCACACCCACTCGTTTTATAAATGACGATACCACATTTAGGGCATGATTTACTATCCCTATTTAAGAGTTCCATGGTTTCGACAGTTTGTGGGTCACATTCATGATCATCTGTGAGTAATTCATTACATTTCTTACAGTAGTGTTTATCACACAATCCACAATACCAATTTTCATTCAGAAATCCTTTACACTCCTCATGTGGACACTGACGGACAAATGACGTTTGTTCTTGATCAATCCCATTCGAACGTAGTTGTTCTAAATGTCTCCATA